CTAAAAGTTTAGCACCAGCTTGAACTGTTTCTGCTGCTGATATTGCTCTCCAATTTCTTTGTTCATGAAGTTTTACAACATTTGTTCCATCAGAATATAATGTGTAATTATTTCCTTCACATAATAATACACCTGTACCTGAAGCTGTTTTAAAAGTTAAAGTATTTCCAGCATGATTACATGCGTCTTGAACTTGATAAGTTTTTTCAACTGAGTTTGGAATACTTACTGTTAAGTTAGAAGCTAAAGTCCCTGTTAATTTAATAACTTCATT